CTTTATACAAAAAGAACTTAAAACAAATATTAAAAAATATTTAGAAAATGGAGATTTAGAAGGCTTAAGATGTTATATGTTTATTGATAACAAATTTCAACAACAAAGTGATAGACATTTTTTTACTATGACTTTATTATTTAGAGTTTTAAATCACTTACTTGAAGAGTCATTTGCTTCTTTGTTTGATTATCATAATGAACAAGTTATAACCGTAAAAAATAAAGATACTCATATGAGTAAATTAAGTAGAGAATTTTATCAAAGAAACAAAAAAATTGATAGTGAAAATAAATTTGAAAATAGAAGAAAATTTGACTGGACAGAAGATTGTTCAAAATGGGCACCAAGAGATAATTCATTCAAGTTTTTAATAGTTTTTAAAGTTTTTAAAGAAAGAAAAGTAATAACAGAGCAAATGTTTCAAATATTTAATTTTACAATAAGTGCAGTTCTTGTCAAAAGATTAATAATACCAACTTCAGTAGACAATTCTAAAGCAAGATTTGAATTATTATATAAATCATTAGAAAAAACAGAGTTCAAAAGTGACAATTCAATTGAAGCATCATTAAATAGAGCTGATTTATTAGAAAAAGAAAAACATAATAAAAAAATAAATATTAATTTATTAGAAAGATTTAGAGCAATGGGAAATAGATTAGGAAATAATCAAAAACTTTCAAAAATTGAAGATGATTTAAAAGATTATGTAACTTTAAGTGCTTACAAAGATACATTCAAAAGTTTTGATGAAAGATTAGATTCTCAATTAAGACCAAATAAATTAACTGGACAATCAGAATCAGTTTATTCTTATTGTATACCATTTAATTGGCCAGAAGGATGGTATCAATTTTTATCTTCATATTTTAAAACAATTTTAACAGATTATCAAGATCAATTTATATCATTAGCAATGAATGAGTTAACAAATAAAAATGTAGAAAAAGATGAATTTAAAAAATATGAAGAAATTAAATTTGAAGATAAATCAGAAGAAGAACGTATGGACAGATTAATTGCAAACATCTTCAAAAATGAAAAATTGACATCAGAAAACTTTAGAAATTTTGTAAAAATAAGTGATTACAACGATTTAATAAAACAACCTTTATCATCCATGAATGGAAATTTAGCATTATTTTCACTATTTTTTATAAATAAGAAGGGAGATAAAGATAAAAGATTTAATAATGAAGATAAATCATTTGAAATATTGAAATTTTTTCATTATGATGATGAATTGGCAACAATATATGGAACAAAAAAATCTTGTAAACTTTTTTTTATAATTCAAGTATTCACTTATTTATTAGGGTCAATAAAAATATCTCTCAAAAAAACTGCTTTAAGTGGATATGTTAACGAATTTATTTCAACATACACATTTAATAATTCAGTTGTTTATCCTAATTATAAATATTTGGTAGCTCTTAAAGAAATAGATACATGTCAAGGTTTTTATAAAGATCTAATTAAATATACAACATCCATAATAAAACCAGTACAACAAGGATTACCACTTGAAATAGCTGTTTTAATTAGAAATAATATTCTTGAATTTGTATCAAGAAGATATAAAACTGATATTTTAAATCCATTTTTTTGTTTAGCAGGAGCTCCAGTAGTTAGTATATTTACTTTATTAGCAGAATCAGGTAAATCATTTTTAACTAATGATTTAGAATTAATTATTAGAACTGAACCTGATCTAATGACAGAACAACATGTGGATGCAGTTAAAGTATTATATGAAATGGCTCAAATATTACCAGGAGATGATTCAACTCAAGAAGATAATAAATTAACAAACAATTATCCAGATATGAGTTATACTAGTTCAAGAAAAGTTGATAATTATTTAAATAAACATAGGATAAACATAGGAGTTGAAACTTTAAAGTTAGCAAAAAAATTAGTGGAAAAAAATCCTTTAATAATGAAATCAAAAAATAAAAATAACACTTTATCAATTTTAACTCTTCAGTTAGATATTACAAAAAACAATTTTCAAAGAAAAGTTGAAAAATGGGATAGTCCTTTATCAAAAATATTTGAATTAACAACTCAAAAATATCCAAGATATACAATGTCATCAATAAAAGGAACATTTACACTTATTGATTTGTTAAACAAAATAAAAGAAAAAAATAAGGATTTACAAATAGATAATATGATAATATCAAT